TTTCCAGTTGGAGTAGAAAATTTTTATCTTATTAAAAACAGTACGTCAGGTTCATACACAGTACAATTAAAAGCAGCAAGTGGTTCAGGTGCAACAGTTACTTGGGCAACAGGTGATAAAGATTGGAAGCTAGTTTATTTTGATGGTGTAGCAACTAACACAGGAGTTTATGATGTTGGTTTTGGTGCTGCAACTTCTCCAGGTGGATCAGATACACAAGTTCAATTTAATAACTCTGGATCTTTTGGTGGATCAGCTAATTTAGTTTGGGATGGATCAAATCTTAATATTGGTGCTCAAGGAGATCTTAGATTACAAGATTCAACTGGTGGAGAATATATTGCACAACAAGCAGCAGCCACTACAACATCATACACAATTACATGGCCAGCAGGAGTAGCAGGTGGTAATGATTACGTTTTAAAATCTACATCAGGTGGAGTTTTATCTTGGGGTGAAATATCAGGTGGAACTTCTTGGCAATCAGTACAGACTTCTACACCTTTTACAGCAGTTGCAGGAAATGGATATTTTATTAATACTACAAGTGGTGCAATAGAAATGGATTTACCCGCAGGAACTATTGGAGACGAAGTATCTTTTATAGATTATGCAGGAACATTTGATTCTAACGCACTTACAGTTGATCCAAATGGAAGTGAAAAAATTGCAGGATCTACGGATAGTTTAACAGTATCAACAGAAAGAGCAGCTAACACATTAGTTTACGTAGATAGCACACAAGGCTGGCTCTTAAAGAATAACTAAGGAGCTTAATGACGGTATATAGAACTCTTCAAGGATTTGCCATCAAATCTTATGCAGGTGATCCAGCTAATCCTAAAGAAGGACAAGTTTGGTACAATTCAATTACAAAAAAATTAAGAGCTAGAAATAATTCAGCTACCATAACAATTACGACTTCTTAAAATTATGAGTACTTATAAAGAATTAGTTGGAAAATATGTAAGATCAGAATCAAGTGATCCCCCTACAGCGTATGCTGAAGGTCAACTTTGGTATAATACAACCAGTAATACTTTTAAAGCAGCTCCTTTAGTAGGAGCATTTTCAAGTGGTGGAAATTTGCCTCAAGATTCTAGAGGTGGTGGATCTGCAGGAAGTCAAACGGCTGCATGGTATGTAGGTGGATTACAATATCCATCAGATACAAAAAATAGAACAGATGAATATAATGGTTCTTCGTGGACAAACGTAAATAATTTACCCTCTAATACTTTTGTTTGTCAAGCTTGTGGAACTTTAACTGCAGGATTAATTTATGGTAGTAATGCAGGTTATGGAACTGTAACTGCATCATATGAATATGATGGAACTGATTGGACTGCAGGAGGGTCTTTACCTTCGATAGGACCCGCTTACGGGGGACCTGGTGGAGGAGGAACTCAAACAGCTGCAGTTGCATGTGGAGGATATGGTGACCCACCTCCAGGAGTTACAAATGTAGTAGAATATGATGGTTCTTCATGGACAGCTAATCCTAATTCATTACCAGCAGGAAACTATAATCAAGCATCAGATGGAACCGCAACAGCTTTATGGCTTGCAGGTGGATATAACGTTACTACAGCAACTCTTCATTTTGATGGCACAAGTTTTACATCTAGCGGAGCTATGGCTACAGCTAGACCTTCTGCTTGTGGAGCTGGATATGGATTACAATCAGGTGCAATAGTTGCTGGAGCAGAAGGATCAGGAACATCTACAGCAAGTGAACAATATAATGGTTCTACTTGGGCTACAGGTCCTAGTATGTCTCAAGGTAGAAAATATGGTTTAGGTTCATCTAGATCAGCAGGAAGCACAACAGGATTTATTGCTGGCGGAGCAACACCACCAAATCCTAATACTAATAAAACAGAAGAATTTGCAGAAGTAGTTACTATACAAACAGTATCTTCAAGTTGATAATGAAAAAAATTTATAATATAAGATTAATAACAAAGGAATAAAAATTATGTCACTATTTATATACGGAACAGCTACAGACACAGGTAAGAATTTTTTTAGTCGTCAAGATAGACTTGATTTTTTTCTAGCATCATATCCAGGAAATGTGTGGGTTATTGGTAATAACGAAAAAGGTGCTGTATGGTTAGCTGGTAAAAATGGCATTACAAAAACAAAAGCAGAAGCGCAAGCTATTGTTGATGCAGAAATAACTGCATCTCAAACTGCTTGGGACGCATTAACTGATGAACAAAAAACTATGTCAGTAGGTAGACCAACAAATATAACGTTACCGTAAGGAATCTATAATGTCCACGTATAATGAACTTATTGGATTAAAAGTCAAATATCTATCAGCAGATCCACCTAGTCCAGAAAATGGTCAAGTATGGTATAATGCAAGTACATTGCGTGTTGCAGGTATTTTAGGCGCTGGTACATGGGCTTCAGGTGGCACTGCAAGTACAGTAACTTATCAACTTGCAGGAGCAGGAATTCAAACTGCAGCTTTAAAAATGGGTGGTGCCAACTCTACAGGTACAGGTTCTTTAACATCTACCGAAGAATATAATGGAACAAGTTGGACAACTCAAAATGGAATTCCAGCAGCAACTTCTTACATGGGAGGGTGTGGAGTTCAAACAGCAGCAATAATTGCTGGAGGAGGAACTATTCCAAATTATGATCAAACTACAACAAGAGAATATGATGGAACTAATTGGTCAACTGGAGGTGCTTTAAATGCATCAACAGGATCTACAGGACAAATAATTGGAATAGAATCAGCAGCATTAATTTCAGGTGGAGATAGACCTGGTGCTAGTCCTCGTTATATAACAAACGTTGAAGAATATGATGGGTCATCTTGGACTGCACAAACTGCTTTACCAGCATCACGGTCACAACAAGGTACAGCTGGAATACAAACAGCAGGATTAGTTTTTGGTGGAACGGGAAGTGTTACCGATACTACATTAGAATATGATGGATCAAGTTGGACATCAGGAGGAAACTTACCAGCAAATAATAAAGGAATAGGTGGTTCGGGTACTCAAACAGTAGCAATTGGTTTTGGTGGTAATCCAGGATCTTCTCCTGGTCAATTAGACACTACAGTAAATTATAATGGAACAAGTTGGAGTGCTAACCCAGCAACCATGGGAACAGCAGTACAGTTAATGGGAAATTCATCATCATGTCCTTCTAGTGCAGCAATTAAATTTGGAGGTGCTAGCCCTGTAACAGCAGCAACCGAAGAATATACAGAACCAGTCGGGACTGGAAGCATCACTACAAGTTAACTTGACTTATAATCAGTAATGATTATATTAAGATTATTCAATGAAAGGAATACATAATGACTGAAAAAAGAAATATACATGCACTAATAGAAAAAGAAGCTCCTAGCTTAAATAATTTGCTTGACCCTAATGATGTTAAAGAGTTTAAAGAAATGACATCTGAGTTAAGAGATACTTGGACCAAGAAACAAGTTTTTAGAACAGAAACAGAAATGAGAATGTCTGTTTTACAAGATGCAAAGTATCCAACAAAAGCTTCTAAGTATTGGCAGTGTGTTAGAGAACAAAATGTATTTTTAGAAAATTTAATGACACTTTCATTTGATGCAAGACGTAATGAAGTTAAATTAAAAAGATTACAAGAAAAATTAAAAACTGAAGAAGATCCATTAAAAAGAGAACTACTTCAAATAGACATAGATGAAAAAACTTATTCTGTTGCTAACATGCAACTTGTAGCACGTGATAGAATGAGAGAAATTAAATTATGGTCAACACTTAAAAAAGAATTTAATGATGGTTCGTTTGATGACAAAGATGTTAACAGACATCAACTAGAATCTTACCATCAAATTATGAAAAACAAAGCAGAGACATTAACGTCAGGCTCATCACAACCAGAAGTATTTAATGTACTTGGACAATTACAGACAATAGAAAGAGTTAAAAAATCAAAAGAAATGATTTACAACAAGAAAGAACAATTGACTAATGACCTTGGAGCCAAAGAAAAATAAACAGGTTTTCTTTTTAATGGCACTGCCTAGATCAGGCAATACTTTATTTGGGTCGTTAATAAATCAAAACCCTAATCTAGCTTGCACTGCTAATTCTATTACATTAGAAATAATGAAAAATTTATTTTTACTTAAAAACACAGATGTATTTCAAAATTTTTCAGATTATAAATCTTTAAATAATGTAATGAATTCTGTTTTTTCTCTTTACTATAAAGATTGGCCTCAACAATACATTATAGATAGAGGTCCAGTTATGACACCAGATTATCTTACAATAATGAAACATCATTTTAATCAACCTATCAAGTGTGTAATTATATGGAGAGATTTAATGGATGTATTAGCTTCTTATATTAAATGGTTTGAAAATGAACCTACTGCTTTTCCAAATAGATTTGGTAAAAAAAACATTGAAGAAAAATTAATAAAAAACTCTTCGTTCTATTTACAATTTTTTTGAAATAGAGTATTATCCACATCGATTTCATAATCTAGATCAATTACAAGTTAATGGTTTAAAATATGATGATACTGTCGTAGGAAAGAACATGCACAAAATTAGAACAGTTGTAAAAAAAGAATCAAATCCTTATATCGATAAGATTCCAGAAAAAATAAAAGAAAAGTATGGACACATCCGATTTTAATTTTGTATTTTTAGGTCAGTCGGTATTAAGATATCAAGTGCCATTAGACATATATAATATTATTAACCATGTTTATGAAACAAAATACCCTGAACTTAAACCCGCTAACAAACAGTTAGTAGGTAAAATAGAAAAAGAACATAGTTTGTTTTTTAATGATGATAATTCTAAAATGACTAAACACAATCATTTACCTGATAATGTATTAAAATGGTTTATTGAAAAATTTAAACATTATTTAGATTGGAATAAAACGATAGAATACAAGTTACGTTTAAACTCTATTTGGGTTAATCAAATGTTTCAACATGAATATAATCCAATCCACGTACATCAAGGAACACTGGTTACAGGTCTATCTTCTGTAATGATTTTAAAATTACCTGAATCTTATGGTGTAGAATATTCAGCAGCAGATTCACCACAGAATGGTAGACTACAAATATTAGGTTCATCGTCAGGTCAGTTTGCTAACGTAGATTATCAACCAGATGTTAAAGAACGAGATTTTTTTATATTTCCATATGACATGAGACATTGTGTTTATCCTTTTAACGGTTCAGGTATGAGACGAACGTTAGCTGCAAACATGGATGTTGATTACAATCCTATTAAAAATACAGGAATAAAATAATGTACGAAAATAAAATAATAACAGAACCTAAATGGAAAAGTTGGATAGTTCAAACTACTACACCCTTATTTACACCCGATCAATGCAGACAAATTATTGCATCAGGTAAAGCTCAAAAACAGCAACAAGCTGAGGTTGGTATGAATAAACCAGGTGGTGGTACAGATACAAGTAAAAGAGTTACAACAATATCTTGGATACCATTTAAACAAATGGGTCACATGTATCAAGACCTTCATAAATTTATACAAAAAGCAAATGAAAATCATTTTGGTTTTGGTGATATACAAATAACAGAAAATGCACAGTTTACCGAATATCCTGAAGGAGGATTCTATAATTGGCATATGGATTGTGATGTGAACATGCAACACGAACCACCAGTTAGAAAAATATCAATGACTCTTTTGTTAAATGATCCATCAGAGTTTGAAGGAGGAGAATTAGAATTAATGGCTCCTGGTAAGTTTGCAGAATTAAAACAAGGACACGCTATTATATTTGCATCGTTTTTAAATCATAGAGTTGCACCAGTAACCAAAGGTGTTAGACAATCTTTAGTTGTTTGGTTTGGAGGCAAACCTTTTAGATGATTAAAGAACAATTTTTTCCAACAACTATATATGGTAAAGATGTTAAATTAGACAACCAACTCTTTACTAACGAAATTGTAGAATGGTCTAAACGAGATCCTGGTTTAAAAAAAACAAACCGTAATGGTTGGCATTCTGAAACTAATATGCATAAAATACCTGTATTCAAACCTTTAGTAGATGAATTATTTACAATGGTGCAAGATATATGGAAAGAAGAATGGTTAGATAGAGAACCTATACTAGGTAATATGTGGGCTAACATAAATCCTCCAGGTGGATACAATGCTTCACACATACATCCTAATAGTTTATTTAGTGGTGTGTATTATGTAAAAGCTTTAAAAAATTCTGGTAATTTATGTTGTGATGAACCAAGAGCAGGGGCACAATTAAATATGCCAATAAGAAAAGAAGGTCAACTACCAAAAGAACTATGGAGAGAAGTTTATTTAGAACCTGCTGAAGGTAGAATTATAATATTTCCATATTACCTTTGGCACAGTGTTACACCTAACAAATCAAATGATATAAGAATATCAGTAAGTTTTAATTTTATACAACATGGCTTTCAATAAATATCACGTAATAAAAAATGCAATTAACTACGAGTTAGCTAATTTTGTATTTAACTATTTTCTTCTTAAACGAGATGCAGTAGATTTTATGTATAAAAATAATATAACTTATGACTCAGGTATGTTAGGTTCGTGGAACGATAGACAAATACCTAATACTTACTCCTGTTATAGTGATTTTGTGATGGAAACTTTGTTAGTCAAAGTTTTACCTGTAATGCAGCAAGAAACAGGGTTGGATTTAATCCCAACTTATTCTTATGCAAGACTATATAAAAATGGCGATGAATTAAAAAGACATAAAGACAGACCTAGTTGTGAAATATCTACAACACTTAATTTAGGTGGAGATCCTTGGCCTATCTTTATAGATGGTACAGGACAAAATAATGTTATAGATGAATACAAAAATATACATAAACCCAACGCTCCAAAAGGCACTAAAGTCTTGCTTGAAGTAGGCGATATGCTAGTATATAGTGGTTGCGAACTCGAACATTGGCGAGAGCCTTTTGACGGGAACATTTGCGGTCAAGTATTTCTACATTATAATCATGTGAATGGCCCATTTGCTGATAAAAACAAATTTGACGGCAGACCTATGCTAGGTCTACCATCATTTGTAAAATAGTATTATAATGAGGTTATATGTTACAAAAACTAGGATTCCTACCAGGGTTCAATAAACAAGTTACATCTACAGGTGCTGAGTCTCAATGGATAGATGGAGAAAATGTTCGTTTTAGATATGGTACTCCAGAAAAAATAGGCGGTTGGCAACAGTTAGGTGAATCAAAACTTACAGGAGTTGCAAGAGGTTTGCATCATTTTGTAAACAAAGCATCAACAAAATTTGCAGCTATAGGCACAAACAGAATTTTGTATGTATATTCTGGTGGTGTATTTTATGACATTCACCCAGTAACAAATCCATCAGGCACAGCTACTAATTCTAATTTTGGTGCAGCTGATTTTGCTGATAAAAAATTTATGGTAACTAGTGTACCAACTACAACAACTATAACTATTACAATGCCATCAAATGAAACTGGAAGTGGTGCAACTACTTCTGGAGGAATTACTTATTATCAATACTATCACGTAGGACCTGCTGAACAAATTGGAGCTTTTGGTTGGGGTATATCTTTATGGGGTGGTAGTATTTTAGGATCAATAACAACAACTTTAAATGGTGCATTAGCAGACGACACTAATGGTAATAATAGTTCTGCCACAGAAATTACATTGGCTAGCACTACAGGCTTTCCATCATCAGGAACTAATTATATTCAAGTAGGCACAGAAGAAATATCTTACACAGGAATTACAGGAAGTAAATTAACAGGAATTACTAGAGCAGCTAGAGGATCAACTAGATCTTCACATTTAAATGGTGCAACAGTTACTAACACATCTAGTTGGACTGGGTGGGGATCAGCTGCAGCCAACACAGACTCAGTAACAGATCCTGGTCTATGGTCATTAGATAATTTAGGGTCTACACTAATTGCATTAATACATAATGGAGAATGTTTTGAATGGGATGGTGATGCAACTAATGCTACAGCAACACGAGCTACAATTATTTCAGGTGCGCCAACAGCATCACGTGATATGTTAGTGTCAACTCCCGATCGTCACTTAGTATTTTTTGGAACAGAAACAACTATTGGTGATAAAACTACTCAAGACGATATGTTTATAAGATTTTCTTCTCAAGAAAATATTAATGATTATACACCTACAGCAACTAACACCGCTGGTACACAAAGACTGGCTGCTGGATCACGGATCATGGGAGCTAAACTTGGTAGAAATGCAATTTATATTTGGAGTGACACATCACTATTTACTATGCGTTTTGTAGGTCAACCATTTACATTTGCGTTTGAACAAGTTGGTAACAATTGTGGATTGATAGGCATGAATGCAGCTGTAGAAGTTGACGGTGCTGCCTACTGGATGTCTGAAAATGGTTTTTTTAGATTTACTGGTAAACTAGAATCTATGGACTGTTTAGTTGAAGACTATGTTTATGATGATTTAAATACAACATCTAATCAATTAGTTTATTGTGGTATTAATAATTTGTTTGGTGAAATTACTTGGTTCTATCCAACATCTACATCAAATGTAAATACAAGATCTGTTACATATAGTTATCTAGATTCAACAGCAAAACGTCCTATCTGGTTTACTAATGCAAGCACTTTGTTTCCTAGAACAACTTGGGAAGATTCATCTGTGTTTGGCTTACCTCATGCAACAAAATATGATGCTGGCAATGATACATCGTTTGATGTAACAGGTAATACAGATGGTACAACAATTTATTTTGAACACGAAACAGGAGTTAATCAACAAGAAGCAGCATCAACAGCTGTTGCTATTCCAGCTAATATTACATCCGGTGATTATGACATTACACAAAAAGTTGTAAGAGGAGCCGCAACTAATTTAGGAGACCTTAGAGGTGATGGTGAAAATATTATGAGAGTTAGTAGAATTATTCCTGATTTTATATCCCAACAAGGTACTTCTATTATACAATTAGATTTAAGAAATTATCCTAATAATACAGCAGCTAGTTCATCACTAGGACCGTTTAGTATTACATCTAGCACAACAAAAGTAGACACACGTGCAAGAGCTAGAGCGGTAGCTCTTACAATATCCAACACTGCAGTAGATACTAGTTGGAAGTTAGGGACTTTTAGGTTAGATATACATGCTGGAGGAAGACGATAATGTCAGTAGATAAAAAAGTTAAATATGATGTACAAGGTGGTGTTAAAAATTATCTTGGTAAACAAAAAGAAGTTAAAGCTCCTTTAAAATGGCAGTCTAGTCCAGACCATCCTACAACAGAATTAGCTTATATTACAGAAGCAGAAAAAAATTTACTTATTAAATCAGATTTACACGGCTCATTAAAAGGTGGTGTCAACAAGGGACCATCAGGTATCATGAGTTTAAATGGATATGGATCAAAAGATTCTGCTGGTAATGAAGTTGGTATGTCTGGTGCAGCAACTAGTGATGCAGAAGCTGGTAAAAATACAGCTAACACAATGGCTGAAGGAGCATCTTATAAAGACGTACAAGATTATCAAGCTGGAGCAGTTGCGGCTGGAGCAGGCCAAAGAGTTAACCCTGGTTTTTTTGATAGTAGAAACACTGTAAGCCCGGATGTGCTAGCAAGAGCAAAAGCATTTGCACCAAAAGCTTATAGTAAAGGAAGAAGTAGTGGCTTAATGGATTTTATTTCAGGAGGTGGAATAACGGGCGGAATTATTAGAGGTATAGGACAAGCATTTGGTTTAGGAAAACAATATGATCAACCAACTTATGATATGTCTGGTTATAATACTTTAGGTTTAGGTGGAACAGGACAAGAAGGTTTAGGTGTACCAACATCACAAGGTGATTATGACGTGTTAGGAAATAAAATTGATGAAATTACAGGTGAAATAACTTCTCCTTCTGGAGCAAGTCTTGGTTTCTTGGAAGGTTATCCTGGTCAAAAAAGTGGCATAACAACAATTCCAACTGGAGACGGAAAAAGTAGAGAGTATGTTGATTTAATACAAAAATATATTGTACCAACTGAATCAGATGTAGAACTTAATGATGGTGCTTTTGAATCAAGATTTTTACAAAATAGAACACCAGAAGAAAAAAAAGCTATTGAAAAAATGATAAATGAAAAATTTAAATATAACTATGAGGATTTTTAAATGGCAAAGATAGTACAATCATTAACTAGAGCAAGCGCAGAATACGAAGAAGACGTAGCTCAAAACTTAGTAAGAGATTTAGATGC